TGTCGATTTCCGCGCAAGTTCGCGCGCGCAACTGTTAACAGCCAGGAATTAGCAAAATTTAGAAAATGAGTGATGGAATTAACTGGATTTATACATACTATCAGGGCATCATAGACGGAACTTACCACGTTGGTAAATGGATCAGGCTGTTATACGAATATTTGATTGACGGTCTGCAGAAAAAGGCGTTTTTCTATGATGCAAAGAAAGCAAACGCCGCTATTGACTGGAAACAAACGCACTGTTTTCACACGGAAGGCCCGCTTGCACCGCAACCGTTGACGTTGGAGGTTTGGCAGAAGGCAAAGACCGCGGCAATTTATGGCATTGTTGACAAAGACGGGCGGCGCCAGTTCCGGGAAGTGTTCGAAGTGATCGGGCGCAAGAACGGAAAGTCGATCGAAGCGGCAGCGGATGCGAATTATTGCTTTCAACAAGACGGCGGGTACGGTGCTAAAGTGTTCTGCGTGGCGCCGAAGTTCGACCAGGCAGATATTATTTATACCGGTGTTTGGCAGATGGTTCAACTTGATCCGGAATGGCAAGAACTGAAACGCCTGTCATTGGAGAAGGACACACAGCACAGAAAAGTTCACGATGATTCAATGCTGGCGCGGCATCGGCAGTCGGATTTGTTTATACCGGGAATTAACAGCGCTGTTAAGAAGATAGCCTTTAACGCAAAGTCAAGCGACGGTTTCAACCCGTCTTTGACAATCTGTGATGAGGTCGCCGCATGGGAAGGTGACAAGGGGTTAAAGCAATATGAGGTCATGAAGTCCGCAATGGGTGCCCGGCCTGAAGGTTTGATAATGGCCTGCACAACTGCCGGCTATATCAATGATAGTATTTATGATGAACTAATGAAAAGGTCAACGCGCTTTTTGCTTGGAGACTCAAAGGAAAAGCGGCTGTTGCCTTTTTTGTATATGATCGATGACCCGGAAAAGTGGAACGACATAAACGAATTAAGGAAAAGCAATCCCAATTTAGGCGTTTCCGTTTCGGTTGATTATCTGCTTGAAGAAATAGCAGTCGCTGAAGGATCACTTTCAAAGCGCGCTGAGTTCCTAACGAAGTATTGCAACATTAAACAAAACAGTTCCCTTGCATGGCTGCCGGCGCAAGTTGTTGAAAATGCGTGCGGTGATCCTTTGCGGCTTGAAGACTTTGCGCATAGTTATGCGGTTGTCGGCCTGGACTTGTCACAGACGCGGGACCTGACAGCGGCTGTTTGCGTGATCGAAAAGGGCGGCGAATTGTATTGTTTTGCAAAATTCTGGTTACCGGCGGAAAAGATAGACGAAGCATCACAGCGGGACGGGCTGCCCTACAACATTTACATTCAGCGTGGCTTGTTGGCGCCGTCCGGGGACAATTTCATTGATTATCATGATTGTTACAACTGGATCGTGAATCTAGTGCAAGAATATGAAATTCTGCCGCTGGTGATTGGGTATGACCGGTATTCGGCAAATTACCTTGTTCAGGATTTGGAGAGTTACGGCGCAAAGTGTGACGACGTGTTCCAGGGTGAAAACCTTTTCGGAGTTATACAAGAAACACAAGGGCTGTTGGAAGATGGGAAAATTCACATCGGCGATAACGACCTTTTGAAAGTCCATCTTTTGAACAGCGCTATAAAAATGAGTGCTGAACGCGGGCGCGGCAAGTTAGTCAAACTGGCGCCGGCTTTACACATAGACGGTTGCGCGGCGTTGCTGGATGCAATGACCGTCCGACAAAAATGGTATGCGGAAATTGGTGAACAGTTGAAAAATGAGGGATAAAAGAAATGTCACTGTTTGACAAGCTATTCGGAAACAGACCGAAAGTAAAAGGAACTTATGAAGGCGGCTTCAAAATGCTGAACGGCTACACGCCGCACTTTACAACATGGGGCGGCAGCGTTTATGAGTCCGAACTGATCCGGGCGGCGATCAATGCCAGGGCAACGCATATAAGCAAACTTTGCGTTGAGGTTGTCGGAGCGGCTAAACCCGGATTACAAAATAAGCTGAAACACGGGCCGAACCAGTTTCAGACGTGGGGGCAGTTCTTGTACAGGCTTTCAACAATCCTTGATATTCACAATACGGCGTTTATTACACCGGTTTATGATCAGTTCGGGGAATTGTCCGGGATATTTACGCCGGTGCCGCAACGCTGTGAAATTGTTCAGTTCGGGGACGTGCCTTATCTGCGGTATGAGTTCAGCAACGGTCAGAAAGCTGCAATTGAACTTGATAATTGCGGAATCCTGACGAAATACCAATACAAGAATGATTTCATGGGTGAAAGCAATCATGCGCTTGTCCCTACGATGGAACTAATACACATCCAGAATCAAGGCATAAAAGAAGGCGTTAAAAGTTCCGCAACATACCGTTTTATGGCACAGGTCAGCAATTTCACAAAAGCCGAAGACCTTGCCAAAGAACGCAAACGGTTCACGGCTGAGAACTTCTCAAGTGAAGCGGACGGCGGCGGAATGCTGTTGTTTCCGAACACGTACCAAAACATCAAGCAGATTGATGTTAAACCCTGGGTCGTGAATGCGGCACAGATGGAAGAAATCCGCAAGAGCGTTTTTGAGTATTTCGGTGTTTCAGAAGATGTAATACAGAACAAGGCGTTCGGTGATGCGTGGGCGGCGTTCTATGAGGGCGCAATAGAGCCGTTTGCAATCCAGTTCTCTGACGTAATGACGAAAATGCTGTTTACGTTCCGGGAACAGTCACAGGGCAACAGAGTCATGGCGACCGCGAACCGTCTGCAGTATTTGTCTAACTCTGATAAACTTGCGGTTTCTGCGCAAATGGCAGACCGCGGTTTGATGACACGCAACGAGATCCGCGAAATTTGGAACCTGACACCGTTACCGGACGACATTGGGAACCAGTTACCAATTCGGGGAGAATATTACACAGTTGGGGAGGAAGAAAACAATGCCACAGAAGGAAATTAGAGCATTCATTTTTGAAGTCCGCGCGGAAGAAAACGAAGAACACGGGCATTTCTTAAGCGGCCAGCCGATCGTGTACAACGAAAGAACAGATCTAGGCTGGTACGACGAAATAATTGCAGATGGAGCACTGACGGACACCGACTTGCGCGATGTCCGTTTTTTAGTGAATCACAACACTGACATGATCCCGTTAGCCAGAAGCAGGAACAACAACGCCAACAGCACAATGCAGCTTGAAGTTGTTCCGGGCGCGGGCCTGTCTATTCGCGTTGACCTTGACACAGAAAACAACGCGGATGCTAGGAGCCTTTATTCTGCTGTGAAGCGTGGGGATATAACCGGTATGTCGTTCATGTTCACGGTTGATAAGGATAGTTGGGAAGACATCGACACGGAACACCCGACCAGGCGCGTAACTGCTATTTCACGCGTCTTTGAAGTGTCGGCCGTGACGTTCCCGGCATATGAAGCAACATCAATAACGGCGCGTGGCCTGTCCGATGCACTGGAGAGTGCACGAACATCACTGGAGAGTGCAAAAGCTGATGCGCGGTCAATTGAATTGCAGAAACAGAAAATCAAATTATTGGCGGAGGTTTAGAAATGGACTTCAAAGAAATGAGCATTGAAGAACTTGAAACCAGACGTTCCGCAATTGCCGAAGAAGTTGACACAGAGGGCGCCGACCTTGATGCGCTTGAAGAAGAGGTCCGCGGCATCAATGCAGAGCTGGAATCAAGAAAAGCTGAAGAAGCAAAGAAGGCTGAAGTTCGTGCCGCTGTTGCACAGGGCGCGGGCGTAGTGGTCGAAAAAATCGTAAAAGAGGAGAAAACAACAATGACTAATGAAGAAGTAAGAAATAGCCATGAGTACAACGTCGCTTATGCAAACTATATCAAGACCGGCAACGACGCAGAATGCCGCGCACTGCTGACAGAGAATGTGTCTGGTACCGTTCCCGTTTCTGCTTATGCTGAGGGCCGCGTCCGCACTGCTTGGGAGCGTGACGGCATCACCAGCCGTGTCCGTAAGACTTTCCTTAAGGGCAATGTCAAGATCGGGTATGAGATCAGCGCAACCGGCGCCGTTGTTCATACTGAGGCGGCTAACAGCGCAGTGACAGAAGAACAGCTTGTCCTTGGTATCGTCAGCCTTGTTCCGCAGTCTATCAAGAAATGGATCTCCATTTCTGATGAGGTTTATGACCTTGCCGGTGAAGAATTCCTTGATTACATCTACGATGAACTGACATACAGAATCGCAAAGAAACTTGCTGACGCAATCATTGCTGACATTGAAGCATGTGGCACGGTTTCCACTGGCGCACTTCCTGCAGTTCCGAAAATCACAGCTACAACAATTACACTTGGTCTTGTTGCACAGGCTATGGCTGAACTTTCCGACGAAGCAGAAAACCCGGTTGTCATGATGAACAAAGCAACGTGGGGCGCTTTCAAGGCTGCACAGGCTGCCGGCAATTATGGCTATGATCCGTTTGAAGGTCTGCCGGTTGTCTTTAACGACAGCATTGCCGCATTCAGCGCCGCAACAACTGGCGTTACCTATGCGATCGTTGGTGACCTTGGAGTTGGCGCACAGGCGAATTTCCCGAACGGTGAAGGCATCGACATCAAATTTGATGAAACATCAAAGATGGAATATGACCTTATCCGTATTCTGGGCCGCGAATACGTCGGGCACGCTGTTGTTGCGCCGAAAGCGTTCTGCAAGATCGTGCACTAAATATCGAAACGGGAGTGATGCACATGAAGGTATTTATTGCAATTCCATCACTGGAAAACGTACCGGCCCTTTTTTGTCAGTCATTGGCGTTACTGAAAAGGGCCGGAGACACGATAGTTGGTTTTGAGGTTGGCTCATTAGTTTACAACGCACGGAACAATTTAGCCCGGCAAGCGATCAAATCAGAAGCAGACTTTGTTTTGTGGCTTGATTCGGACATGGTTTTTGGTCCTGATCTGCTTCAAAGAATGATGAAGGTTTGCCAGGACGAAAACATTGATTTTTTGACCGGGTTATGTTTCCGACGCAAGCCGCCATATACACCGTGTTTGTTTGACCGTCTTGAAAAGGTTGGCAATGGCGCAAGCTACACAGCATTTATGTCAGTGCCAGACGGGCGGTTCAAGGTTGGCGGCTGCGGTTTTGCCGGTGTGCTAATGTCCACAGACGTGCTTTTATCAGTTGCGGCAAAGTTCAACGGGCGAATGTTCGACCCAATTGACGGTTTCGGCGAAGATGTGTCTTTTTGTTGGCGGGCCAGACAATGCGGTTATGACATCTGGTGCGATTCAAAAATTGAACTTGGCCACGTCGGCAATTGCATCGTGACACGAAAATACTTTGAAGCATTCAACGAAGGGGAACAAAACAATGGCAACGGTAACAAATGATTTAATAAACGCGGCGAAACTGGCGGCGCGGATCACAACGAACACTTTCGACAGTGAAATAACGATGCTGTTAGAAGCTGCGTTATTAGATTTAGGCGTTGCCGGTGTCGTTGTTCCTGCCGAACTGGATGCACTGGTAAAGCGTGCGGCGATCACTTATTTTTTGGCGCATTTCGGGGAACCGGACGAATACGACCGCTTTAAAGCATCGTATGACGAACAGAAAGCGCAGTTGTCAATGTGCACAGGTTACACGAATTGGGGCGTGGAGTAATGGACAGATCAGAAGTTATTTCATTGATTGCCGAAACAAGGACACAGGACGCTAACGGGGTATGGCGTGCGGCAGAAACAAAAACAGATGTATTCTGTCAGGTCAATTCCGTGACACGTGCTGAGTTTTTCGACGCGGGCCGAAACGGGTTAAACCCGGAATACCAATTCACGGTTTTTTATGCTGATTACAACGGCGAAAAGATTGTTGAATACAAGGGCCAGCGCTACGGCATTTACAGAACATACCACGCACGAACCGACGTTCTTGAACTGTACGCGGAACGGAAGGGCGGCAACAATGGCTAAAGTTACTGCAGAAAACTTTTCCGAACAGGTTGAAGCGTTGCTTGAGAAGTATTCTGAAGAAGTAACGCTAACTGTTAAAGACGTGATCAAAGCAGCGGCGAAACAGGGCGCAAACCTTGTTAAGTCTAACGCCAGTGTTTTCGGCGGGTCTGGCAAGTACAAAAAGGGTTGGACATCGAAAGTCGAAGAAGACCGTTTGAGCACAACCGGAATAATCTACAACAGAGCACAGCCCGGTTTGCCGCATCTACTGGAACATGGACACGCAAAAAGGGGCGGCGGACGTGTGCCAGGCGTTGAACACATTGCACCGGCTGAACGTCAAGCAATCGAAATCGTACAAAAGGAATTGGAGTCAAGGCTATGACAACACAGGAAGTTGCAAGCATGGTTGCCGAAATCGGATTGCCATATGCTTATTATCAATTTAATGAGACCGCACAAGAACCGCCGTTTGTATGCTTCTTTTATTCGCGTGACAATGACTTCAAAGCCGACAACGCCAACTATCAAAAAATAGAGCATCTGATTATAGAACTCTATACCGACAACAAAGATTTTGAACTGGAAAGCACTGTTGAATCAGTGCTTTCTTCATATGGCCTTGTATGGACGCGATCAGAAACACAGCTTGATTCTGAACGGATGTATGAGGTCATTTTTGAAACTGAGGTAATTATTACAACGGAGGTTTAACAATGGCTAACAAAATTAAGTACGGCCTTAAAAACGTCTATTACGCAGTTGCAACAATTGCGGCAGACGGAACCGCAACATATGACACGCCGGTTGCTTTTCCGGGCGCTGTGTCTCTGTCACTTGAGCCGCAGGGCGAAAACACACCGTTTTACGCTGACAACATTGTTTACTGGGTAGGCGCTGGTAACAACGGCTATGAAGGCGATTTTGAAATGGCCCGCGTGGTTGATTCTTTCAAAACTGATGTGCTTGGTTACATCGATGATGGAAAGCATGTTCTCGTTGAGGATCTGAACGCCAACGCGGTGCACTTCGCGCTTCTGTTCCAGTTTGAGGGAGATGCAAAGGCAACCAGACATGTTATGTATAACTGCACATGCACCCGTCCGAACGCAGAGGGTTCCACAAAGGGCGAAACAATTGAGCCGCAGACGGAAACAGTGACGATTACGGCAACAAGCATTTACGACGAAACGCTGCAGAAAGACATTGTGAAGGCAGAAGCGAACGAAGCAACAGACGCAACCACCTACAGTGGATGGTTCAGCGCCGTTTATCTGCCGACGACACCGACGCAGACGCCAGCAACTACCGAATAAACAACGGAGGATAAAATCATGCGTGGAGTGATTGCAATCGGTAATAAAGATGTGGAGATGGTCGCAAACGCGGCCTCTCCTTATCTTTTTAAACAGGTATTCAAGGAAGATTTTCTTTTATTGATCCAGAAAAAAGACCCGGACGTTGACTTGTTTGTCAAAATGGGTTTCATCATGGCAAAACAGGCGGAAACCGACAACATTGCGGATTTGATGAAGTTAGACATCACAGCTTTTTATTCGTGGCTGGAAGACTTTAACCCGCTTGATGTCATGAACGCAACCGAGCCAATGTCAGAAATTTACTTCGGGCAAATCAAAACAATTTCAAGCCCAAAAGAAAAGGGCGCTTGACGGAGCGCCCTTACACAACAGGGCTGTTTATGCTGCGTTGTTTGGAAATGGGATTGCAACCGTCTGAATTGCACTATTTGGAGTACGGCGCAGTTGTTGACATGATGATTGAAAAAGGAAACGACAGTTACGAATATAAAGAATTGGCAACACAAGAAGATTTTGACCGGTTCTGAGGTTGGTTAAATGGCTGGTAGAATACAGGGCATAACCATCGAAATCGATGGTAATACAACTAAATTACAAAGCGCATTAAAGGACGTTGACGGAAGTCTGCGAAAAACGCAAACAAGTCTAAAAGACGTTAATAAGCTGCTGAAACTTGACCCGAACAACACAACGCTGCTTGAACAGAAGCAGAAGCTGTTAGCAAGTGCAATTGACGACACGAAAAAGAAGTTAGAGACGGAAAAAGAAGCACTTGCACAGCTTAAAGCTGCGGATCAGTCGCCAGAAGTTGAGGCACAGATGCAAGCGCTAGAGCGTCAGATTATTGCCGACGAACAGGCGCTGCAAGGTTTCACCGACGAAATGAACAACATGGGCGCGGCTGGCGAAACGGCAACGGCGTCTATTTCTGAAAAACTTGAAACCGCCGGCGGGAAAATAACCGCTGTCGGTGAAGGCATGAAGTCAGTTGGCGATAGCCTGACCAAAAACGTTACGGCGCCAATTATGGCGGTTGGTGCAGCATCCGTTGCGGCTTTCACAGAAGTAGACAGCGCAATGGACACGGTGATTGCAAAAACCGGTGCAACAGGTGAAGCGGCGGATGCTTTGCAGGAATCTGTTCAAAACATTGCAACGACCATACCGACAAGCTTTGAGGCTGCCGGCAATGCTGTCGGTGATGTTGCCACGCGTTTCGGGCTGACCGGTCAAGAACTTGAAAACCTGTCAACGCGGTTTATTCAGTTTGCTGAACTGAACAACACCGACGTAACGACAGCGGTTGAAAATACACAAAAAGCACTTTCTGCGTTCGGTCTGGGAGCTGATAGCGCAGAAGCATTGCTTGACCGTCTGAACGTCACAGGACAGCAAACAGGCATTTCGGTCGATACCCTTGCAAGCGGTCTTGTAACAAATGCGGCTGCATTCCAGGAAATGGGCCTGAACATTGACCAAGCTGTCAATTTTATGGGCCAGATGGAGAAGTCTGGAGCCGACACAAGTACGGTTATGGGTGCACTGCAGAAGGCCCTTAAGAACGCAACAGAGGAAGGCGTCCCGCTTGATCAGGCACTTGAAGACCTTCAGAACACGATTCAGAACGGAACTGGTGACGTTGACGGCCTTACGGCTGCATATGATTTGTTCGGTAAATCCGGCGGCAGTGTTTATGAGGCTGTTAAAAACGGAACGCTTGACTTCACAAACCTAGCTGGCGCTGTTGACGATGCGACCGGCAGTGTAACCGAGACATTTGAAGCAACACAAGACCCTATTGACAGTTGGAAAACGACACTGAACGAACTGAAGATTGTCGGGGCGGATCTGGGTGCAACGCTGGGCGAAATCCTGCAGCCGATTTTGGAACAGATCGGGGAAGTGGTGCAGACGTTGCGCGAAAAGTGGGAGGCGTTAAGCCCCGAGCAGCAGGCGTTTATAGAAAAGGCAATTATGATTGCTGCGGTTGTCGGTCCGATCATTGGTATTATTGGTTCGATTATCACAGGCATCGGCGGTTTAATAACTTCTATCAGCACTATTTCTGCAGTGCTTGCACCAATGGCGGGGACTATTGGCGGTGTACTGGCAGCGGCGGCGCCTGTAGTGGCTGTTATTGCCGGTATTGTTGCGGCGGGCGTTTTGCTGTATCAGAACTGGGATAAAATCAAAGAAGTTGCCGCGAATGTAAAAGAAGCTGTTGTCAATGCGTGGAACAATTTGAAAACGTCTGTCACAGAAACAATGGAGAATATAAAAACCGGCATTTCCAACGCGTGGGATTCTCTAAAAACAGGCGTCACGAATGCGGCAGAAAGCATAAAATCAACCGTGTCTGAAAAGTGGAACAACATGAAAACAAACATGTCTAATGCTATGGACACGGCAAAAAGTGCGGTCGGAAACAGTCTGGACGCAATGAAGACGGCTTATTCCAACGCTGGCGGCGGTATATCCGGTATTGTTGAGGGATTAATGTCTGGCGTTCAGTCCTTGTTTACTAGCGGATTGGAAACCCTGAACAGTTTGACCGGCGGAAAACTTGACGGGCTTGTCACTTTCTTCACTGATAAATTCAATGCTATTCACGAATTTGTCAGCGGGATCGTGGACAAGTTAAAAGGTATTTTTGATTTCGATTGGTCTTTGCCATCGATTAAACTGCCACATTTTTCATGGTCTTGGCGCAATTTAGGACACGGAATCAAGTTACCAAACATTAGCGTTTCTTGGTACCGAAAAGCGTATGACACGCCATATTTGTTCAATCAACCTACTGTTGTTGGTTCCGGGGCCGGCTTGCGTGGTTTTGGGGACGGAAACGGCGGGGAGGTAGTATACGGGCGCCGGCAGTTAATGCGCGACATTGCACAGGCATCTGGAGGCGGCGCAACCTACACTATTAACGTTTATGCTTCCGACGGCATGGATGTAAACGAACTTGCGGACAAAGTGCAGTCAAGACTTGCACTGTTGCAAAAACAGAAAGAAGCTGCTTATGCGTAATTATTTTATTTTTGATGGAGAAAATTCAAAGAATTACGGCGTTTATATTAGCGGTCAGGGGACATTTGACGCACCGGAACGGAACTATAAAACAATAGCCGTTCCGGGGCGTGACGGGGCGTTGCTGGATGTTGATCATAGGCTTGATAACATTGGGCTGACATACAATGCGTTTATCTATGCCAACTTCAAAACAAATATTGCTGCGTTGCGGTCCATGCTTTTATCAAAGACCGGTTACAGACGTTTAACAGACACTTACCATTCCGAAGAATTTAGACTTGCATATTATCGCGGCGGACTGGAGGCAGATGTAACGCCGAAAAACGACGCGGGAGAATTTGAAATTGAGTTTGAATGCAAACCGCAAAGATACCTTTTGTCTGGCGAAACTGAAACAGCAATTACAAGCGGTGGAACGATCACAAACCCTACGTTGTTTGCATCGAAACCGTTGATTGAGGTTGTCGGCTACGGCGGATTAACAATCAATAGTCAAACTATTACTATTGCAAACACGTTTCCATCAATAACCATTGATTGCGAACTGCAAGATTGTTACTACGGTCTGCAGAATGCAAACAGACAGGTTGTAATTGAGGGGAATTCATTTCCCGAACTGAAACCAGGCGTAAACAGTTTTGCATATGACAACACAATTACAAGTGTTTCTGTTGTTCCAAGGTGGTGGCGCGTATGATACCGATTTTATACGATTCTTCCGAAACTGAATTTCTTACTAATGGAATTGGGCGTTTGTCTGATTGCATTTCCTGCGTTGTCACAGAGGAACGAAACGGGATTTACGAATGTGAATTTGATTATCCAATAACCGGCGTGCATTATCAGGACATCACCGAAGGCAGATATATTTCTGTAACGCATGACGAACAAGGGGACAGGCAGCCATTCAAGATTTATCACAAGTCAGCGCCGATAAATGGGGTTGTCACGTTCAATGCACATCATATTTCTTATGCGCTTTCAAATGTCATTTTATCCCCGTTTGAGGCCACAAGCGTTGTTTCTGCATTCGCTCATTTTGAAACAGACCTGATTACGCCAAACGAGTTCACTTTCTGGACAGACAAAGCAAGCAGCGGGCATTTTGCGGTTGAGGTTCCGACTTCAATTCGTTCTGTTCTTGGTGGTTCTGCCGGCAGTATTCTGGACGCGTTCGGCGGCGGTGAATATGAGTTTGACGGTAAGACGGTGAAACTGTACCAGAACAGGGGCAGTTATAACGGCGTTGAAATCAGATACAGTAAAAACTTAACCGGAATAGTTCACGACGTTGACACGCTTGGTTTATATAACGCTGTTGTCGGTTACTACGCTGACAGCAACGATAACAAAGTTATAGGAAATGTTGTTTACGGTGCCGGCGGTATTTCCGTTCTGGATTACTGGACAGAACACAACGATATTGAAATAACTAATGAAAACGGCGTTGGAATTGAGTTCTTAAACACAATCAACCAGGTTGTGCCGCTTGACCTGTCAAACGATTTCGACGAAGTGCCGACACAAGAACAGCTTGACGAAGCGGCGCAAGCATATCTTAACCGAAATCAACCGTGGATACCTAAAGAAAACATCAAAGTAAACTTTGTTGCACTTTGGCAAACAGAAGAATATGCAGAAATTGCACCGCTTGAGCGTGTAAGACTTTGCGACGAAGTTTTAATATCTTACCCGGAACTTGGCGTTTATAACGTCACAATGAAGGTGATAAAAACTGAATATAATGTTCTGTTGGACAAATACGATTCTATAGAACTGGGAGTTCCGAAAACTTCTTTTGCAGAAGTGATGAACAACGAAACCGCTGACCAGATTGTCAAAAGTGAAAGCATGATGGAAACCGCCATAGCCAACGCCACAAAGCTAATAACAGGCGGGTTAGGCGGTCATGTTGTCTTTTCGCTGAATGCGGAAGGCAAACCAGAAGAAATCCTGATCATGGACACGGAGAACAAAGCAACCGCTGTTCAAGTCCTGAGAATAAATATTAACGGCATCGGTTTTTCCAGCAACGGCGTAAACGGACCATTCCGCACGGCATGGACCCTTGACGGTAATTTCGTCGCTGACTTCATCACAGCCGGGACAATGCAAGCCAACCGTATAAAGGGCGGGACGCTGACTCTTGGCGGCCCCGACAACGGTAACGGGACGCTTGTTGTATATGACGCAAACGGTAGTTTAATCGGAGAAGTCAACAACGAGCATTTCATGTTGTCATATGATAGAGTCAGGGCTTTTTGCGGCAATGAATATACATTCTACTATAATTTAGTTTCTGGCTTTACATGGCAAAAAACAAACGGATTTAATGTTTATTTCAATAACCCTAACGGTGTAAGAGTCGGCGGAATCACTTTCTTACAAAACACAGCGTCATTTTCAGAAACGATAATAACGCCGCGCAATTATTATGCACGTGCTATTGCCGTTGGCGTTGAAGAAACCGACATATCAACGACAAAACCGACACTTGCCGGGCGTATGACCGAATATTACGACGGCATAACTTATCGGATACAGACAGATACAGGTAATGCAAACGAGCGCTTTTATCTGGATTGTGCGCATGATCATATTTGGCTTGCTAGTACGTTTTATTCCGACGGGGAAGAAGCTTACCTTGGCCCTGGGCGCATGATTGCAGTTGGAAACGCAGGCATGCAAATGGCGGGAGGCGGTCATTACTTTTTAGTTGATGATGCAAAGCGGGTTATTGACGGCAAAACTATATCTGTAGAAAGTTCTTCGGCAAAGCGCTATAAACACGCCATAACAGACAAGCTAGATGACAAACTCAACCCGCATAGGCTTTATGACCTGAAAATAAAGCAATTCGTATTTAATGACGACCATCTTCTTCAATATGACGACATGCGCGGGCAAACGATACCCGGTTTTATTGCTGAAGAAGTCGACGAAATTTACCCGGCTGCCACGATTCACAAAGCAGACGGAGAAATTGAATCATGGGACGAACGGCGAATTATTCCGCCGATGCTGTCACTAATCCAGGAACAGAAAAAGCGGATTGAAGAACTTGAAAACCGTGTCGATAAATTGGAACGAGTTCTCACGAATATGCTGAAGGGGGAAAAGTAAATGCAAATACATGAATTAGGCGCAAGAACACCGGGCGTGTACGACTACGCAGCACTTGACACAGGTTCGCAAACGTACAAAGCGCAAGTTGGGGACTTGAAGCCTCAATATACATCATATGATTCAGCAAATCCTACAAGTTGGGCAGACGTCGCAACGATGGGGTCAAACACTCCAATTTCAACGTTCTTTGAGCGTGTAACTTACATTGCTAGAAACGTTCGCTATCTCTGGAAATTGATCGGCAGCAACGCTTTTTCAAATGTCGCTGAAACGATTTCGGGCGCAATTGGCAACACTGCTTTGCCTACAACGGCAAAAGACATTTCCGGGGCGATCGCAGAACATGAGGAAGACATCTCTCAGATAAATGACAATTTGTCCGCAACATCTTTTAACCTGACAAGGAATACCGCAAACGTATCAAGCGGAAGCGGCAAGGGCATTTATGACAAAGCATCAAAAACTGTGCGCATCTATTTGCAGTGGAATAACACAGACAATGTCAGCTCAAATGCTACGTTGTTTACAATTCCGTCAGCCTATCGACCTTCTTCCGCTGTGACAGGCTATGGCATTGTCAGAACTTCCGGAGATGTTCCACTTCCTGCCACTTATTCCGTTTCTACAGCCGGAGAGGTGGCACAAACGGCATCCAATGCCGCAAGAGGCGGATTTTCGATGATTGAATATATACTTGGCTAATTTATAAAACTGCTATATATCTCACAGCTATACTTGTAGAAATAGTCGCACCCTTGCCGGTGCTTTTTTCATGCCTAGGAGGGCAAAAGACAAATGCAATCTTTTATTCCGGCTTTAGTTTCTGCGGCGGCAACGCTGCTTGTTTGCCTTATCAACAACCATTATCAGCGGATAGAGGCGGAAAAGAAACACAGTGAAACCATAACCCTGATAACGTACCGCATTGACGAACTAACCGAAAAGGTAAACAAGCATAACAACCTGATCGAACGCACGTATCAGCTTGAAAACCGTGCGGACTTAACAGAGGAAAAATTAAAGGTTGCAAACCATAGAATTGACGATTTAGAAAAGGGGGCTTGACTCATGAAGTCTAAACAGTGGGTACGTGCGGCACTGATCCGCGCCATAAAAACACTCTGTCAAACAGCCGTGGCAACAATCGGGACAGCGGCGGCATTAGAGGCGGTTGATTGGCGGCTGGTGGTTTCCGCGTCCGTCCTTGCCGCGATCCTGTCGGTATTAACAAGCCTTGCGGGCTTGCCGGAAGTAAAAGAGGGTGAATAACATGCTGCCGATTACGAAAAAACACAGCCTGGTCAACTACACAAGGGGCAACACCGGGCGGAAATACATTGTCATCCATTACACCGGCAACGACACCGACACAGCTGCCGCCAATGCCAATTACTTTTACAGACACAACCGCGGGGCCAGCGCGCATTACTTTGTTGATGCGAATTCAATTTATGAAGTTGTTGACCCGGCCAATACTGCATGGGCGGTCGGTCGGAATTACGGCAAAAACAACCTGTTCGGCACATGCACGAACGGCAACAGCATCAGCATTGAAATGTGTTCCACAAACGGGGCTATATCAACAAAAACGTTCAATAACACGGTCGAACTGACAAAGTATTTGATGCAGAAGTATAACATTCCCGCATCACACGTTGTCAGGCACTATGACGTTTGTTCGAAAGCTTGCCCGGGGTGGGCTGGATGGTTGCCGCCGAATCAGTCGATCTGGAACAAGTTCAAAGCAAAGATCGGGAGCGCATCCACCAGCACGACCACGAACCCGACCACGACCAAACCGGCGGCGTCACCTGGCTACGTGTTCACGTATGCGGTCAAGTGTGGCGGCAAGATCCTGCCCGCAGTGACGAACCTGAACGACTACGCAGGCATCCAGGGAAAGGCAATCACAGATGTGGCGATCAAGGTGAACAAGGGCAGTGTCAAATACCGCGTGCATGTCAAGGGCGGCAAGTGGCTGCCATACGTCACCGGCTACAACTGGAACGACTACAACAACGGCTATGCAGGGAACGGAAAGCCGATTGATGCAATTCAGGTCGTTTTGTCCGGCGCAGGAACGAAAGTTGCACAGTACCGCGTCAGCCCTGTCCGAAAGAATTATTTCCCCTGGCAGAAGAACGCACAGACTTCTGGCGGGCAAGATGGGTATGCAGGGGCCTACGGCAAGACCATTGACCGGTTCCAGATTACTATTGCATGACATTTTCGTTGCCGAATATAGCCGCAAATTTAGCCAAAACACCGAAATGAACCGAGTTTACAGGCTTCCCAAGCTGAGGAGGCGGGTTCGATTCCCGTCATCTGCTTGCCATTAAAACACCCCGAAACCCTTGAAAATAGAGGGCTTCGGGGCTTTTTTTGTTTTGGGGTTTAGGCGTCAAAAATAGCCAATTTTGCCACAAATATAGCCGCTCATTTAGCCATTAGATTTCCGATGCTTGATGCAGCTGTTCTGTTGACGGTTTCCTGTGTCATGGTGTGCAGGTAGACATTCCGCAGCACGTCCGGCGTTTTGTGCCCGGTCATTGCCTGAATTTGTTTGTCGGACAGTTTCAGGACGTTATGACAGTAGCTGGCGAAAAAGTGCCGAAGGTCGTGCAGGCGGTAGTGCGGGAACCCGTTTTTGCTGATGAATTTCGTGAAGGCATCCGAGAGCGCGATCGGGGACGCGTTCCACACGTAGCCCTGTGCTCGTATTTTGTCCGCCAGAGGGGCAGGAATGACTATTTTGCGGTCAGAAGTATAGTTCTTGGTAGTTTTTATGTGTACGGCCTTATCATCGCCATAAACGGCGCTTTTGTGGATGTGTAGCAAGTCGCCGTCCAGATCCGACAGGGACAGGGCGCAAATTTCGGATCTACGCAGACCCATAGCCGCCAGTGCTAACGGAATTTCTAAACGAGATCCAGCCGCAGCCGTCAGAATGTCCTGCATCTGTTCCTGTTCCGGTATGTTGATAGTTGGCTTCACTGGTTGCGGGAGCGTCACCGGCGGGAGCGTATAACCCGAATGCTTGAAGACGGCAGACAGGAAACCGATGTAATTTCTGATGGTTTTAGGCGTGTTTGCGCTTAATATCAAATCATTGACGATTCCCTGTATATGATTTGTTGTTATATTGTCCGCGTATTCCGAGCAGAATTGCCCGTATTTGGTTGTTATGTTGTTCTGTAGGGATTTATACCCTTTGTAGGTTGATGGGCTTAAAACGGGGAATTTGGCGGCAAGAAACGCGCCTATCATCTGTTCAACAGTGACGCGGCGAACAATCGCTTTGTGCTTTGCTTCTGCTTCTGCAATCTGGCGCTTCAGGTCGGCGCGGTCGAAACTGGTGAATCGCTTCTGTATCGGTTTGCCGTCCGCTGTGTGCCCGATCACGATGCGGGCTTCATAATTTCCGTTCTTTTTTCTTCTTATCTTTGCCATAGCTTCACCCGATTTTCGAAACTGACGATTTTTCCTTTTTTTCGGTGTACTGTGTCAGTTCAGCAAGTTCGGAAATGCGCTTCAAGGCTTCAATTTTGCCCGTAGCGTTGAGTTTTCGATACAGGCTTAAAATCCTGCGTTCGCTGTCCGAAATCGTGTTTTCGGGCGAATTTGAGCCGGTCAAAAAATAGTCCATAGACACATTAAAATAAGCGGCTATTCTTTGCAGTTTGTCGGCCTTCGGCGTTGAGCGTCCTGCTTTCCAGTCAGAAAAAGCACTATAAGGAATGCCGGTTTCCCTTGATACAACAGACGTTTTTATATTTCTTTCTTTCAAAAGCTGTTCAAAATATTTATACATTATATCACGCATTACCGTGAAAATATTTCTTGACACATCACGAAAAGCCGTGTAATATAGTTATAAACACGGATAACCGTGATAAATGCGGCGGAAAAATCACGGGTTTTTCTATATTTTGATTTGTGGTTATTTCATTATATACGGAAAACCGTGATAATTCAACCGCTACATATTGTGAAAGGAGGGCAACATGTACGCAAAATATGCAAAAATCAGGGACGAACGCGGTTTATCGGATTTAGCTGTTGCTAACGGCGCGGGAATACCACAGTCAACTATTTACGACTGGAAACAGAGATCTACGGAAAATAGTAAAGCGGCGCTGTCGGTTGCGCATTTAAAGCGCATTGCGGATTTCTTACACATTTCTATTGATGATTTGCTGGAGGCTTAAATTGATTAAATATCTATATGTTATTACAAACGGCAAAAATAACAAAAAATATGTCGGCAGCAGTCAATCGCCAGAACATAGATTTAAGCGCCATATGTATTTATTACACAAAGGAAAGCACACAAGCAAAAGCATGCAAAAGGATTATTGCAAATACGGTGATTGCTTTTTGATGAATGTAATAAAAACGGTTCCTGAGTGCGAGGCGTCAGCTGTTGAACGTGGTTTGATGATCGAGTTAAAAACTTATGATTCAAATTATGGCTATAACGATTCTGACAATTTAATGAAACCAGTAAGAAAGCAGAATCATCTTTACGTAAAGCCGCACCCTATGCGGGGCAAACATAAGGAGGTGACGAAATGACACGAGGAAGGATAAGCGCCAGACGGAGAATGCAGCGGGAAATATTGCGGTACACAATCATGGCATTTGTGTTTGCAATGCTGGCTGTGATCGTGGCGTGCTGTCAGTTTTTTCTGTGGTATTTTTTCCAGACTCCGACCTGGCTGATGGTTTTGGTTGAGGCGTTCAGCTTCATCGGGTTGATCAATGCAGGCGTGATTTATGAGGCAGTGGAACAGGAAAAGCGAAAGATGCACAAGATTTTTGATTAGGAGGTGGAAACATGGCAGAAATCGGCTGGAATGAAATCTATGGTGCAATGGGTGAAGGCATCCGTGCACAGACCATTGTTGAAGCCCTGACGCAGGTTTTTAGCAGCAGTGAGTTCAATGTGTGGGAAAAAGTGAAGTTTGGCAAGGCCGTGTTAGGCATAAAGGGGGGAGACGATGACACAGCGGGAAATGATCATTGACCACTTGCGGCGGCATGGATCTATAACGCCGAAAGAAGCGCTTGAAAAATACGGCATTATGCGTCTGGGTGCCAGAATTTGGGACATCCAGAACAAAGACGGCATTGTGATTGAAACCGCCATGAAGCGAACAAAAAACAGATTCGGAAAAACTGTCTTTGTTGCCGAATACAAACTGCCGGAAGGGGGTGCGATTGAATGCCGGAAAGCTTAGGTGCCTACTATGACCGGTGGAAATCTGCCGACGGTCTTGAAGATTACAAGCACGGACCACTGTGCCATGCCTGCGGAAACGAAATAGACGAAGACCGGTTCTGTGTTTACTGTGGGAACCCGTATCATCGTGGTTGCCTGCACAGTGAATTGCTGTTGGAGTGTGAACAGGATTTGCAGAAATACCTGAATGATTTAGAGATCTGGGCCGAAGATTGGGAAGAGTAAGGGGCAATGCACCGACCAAAGCAACATTGCCCCACGTAGCTACTAACTACTTTTTTAGAATAACAGGAGGGAACACCAATTGTCAAATTATGAAACGGCGCCAGGAATACGGCGCTCTGACTTGTGGGTGATAAACAAAAGCCCGCTGCATTTCAAATATCACATTGAGCACCGGCAGGAACCGACAAAGGCTCTGCTGTTCGGTGCGGCTGTTCACAAATACATCCTTGAAGAAGATGACTTTTTTAACGAGTACGCAATTGCGCCTGCTGCCGATCGGCGGACAAAAGAAGGCAAAATTGCGTGGGCTGAGTTCTGCTGTTATTGCGATGACAACGGTCTGGATGCAATCACGGAAGACGAATTTGAACAGATCCAGGAAATGGAAAAGGCCATTGAACAGAACGACCTTGCTGTGCAGCTTCTGGCCGGCGAACACGAAAAGGCGTATTTCTGGCACGATCTGGACACCGGCGAACTGTGCAAGTGCAAGATTGACTGCCTGACGAACTACGACGGCAAACCGTACATTGTGGACTACAAAACAACCAATTCGTGTGAAGATGGACACTTTGAACGAAGCGCCAGAAAGTACGGGTACCAGTTCCAGGCAGGAATGTACCGTGAAGGCGTGTTCATGTCGTCGGGCCTTGATTGCGGTTTTGCTTTTGTCGCACAGGAGAAAACACCGCCTTATGCCAGCCGCGTTTATATCTGTGATTCAGAGTGGATAAATGCAGGACTGGACAAGTTCAAAGAACTGATAAACGTGTATCACATGTGCAACATCAGCGGCATATTCTACGGCTACGAGGGACCCGACAACGTGCCCGCTGAACTGGTGGAGGTGGAACAATGATAGAGAGTTGGGAAAAGATTTTAGATCCTAATTTCATAAATGCCGAACTAATAGGCCCGATCGGTGCCGAAAGGGTCGTGACAATCAAAGATATTGATTTTCGCGAGGCCTACAACCAGAAGACTAAGACGAAGGAACAGAAGCAGTCTTTGATCTTCGAGGAGTGCAAGCCGATGGTGTTGAACAAGACCAACACGAAAACACTGATCAAGCTTTTCGGTGCTGACGATCCTGCTGCATGTGCCGGTCAGAAGATAGTTCTGTACGTGGTCGGCGTCAAGGTTGGAGGACAGCCGACAACCGGCATTCGTATCAAGGAATATTCCGAAACCACCTGCGAACAGTGCGGCGCGGTAATCAAACCGGCAGCAGGCAAGTCTGTGGCCGAACTGGTCGAAATCAGCAAGAGGAACACAGGCCGTGTGCTGTGCGTGGCCTGCATGAGGAAAGCAAAGGAGAATCAAGAAAATGGTAAATAAACTTATCTTACAAGGGCGCCTGACAAAGGACCCAGAACTGAAGCAGACACAAACAGGCGTTGCACAGCTGCTTTTCACGGTGGCGTGGTCTGAGAAATACAAGGAAACAGAAACAAAGTGTTTTCTGCTGTGCAAAGCGTGGAGGCACACGGCTGAATTCATTGCCAACTACTTCCGCAAAGGTTCCGAAATCGTCATTGAGGGCCGCATGGTGACAGAAAAGTGGCAGGAAGAAAGCGTTACCCTGTGCGTGATCGACAAAGCGCACTTTGCAGGCTCTAAGGTGTCTGGAAATGCCGACACCATGACCGAAACACAGCCGAAACCGCAGCCAATGCCGCCAGCTGATGATTTTGTCAATATTCCTGATGACATTCAAGAGGAGTTGCCGTTTAACTAATGATTATCTGCGACACAAGGGAAAAACGAAACGAACACATCTTGCAATACTTAGATTCGCGTGAGATCCCTTACATGGTCCGAAAGTTGGACACGGGCGACTACATGGAAGCAGGCAACCCGTGCCTGACGATCGACCGGAAAAGGAACCTTGACGAACTTTGCCATAATTTGTTTTCACCGGACAAGTCCAGATTCTGGCGTGAAGTCAGAAGGGCGCACAGGGATCATATCAAAATGATTGTTCTGGTGGAACACGGCGGCAAGGTCAAGGCGCTGAAGGACGTGCCAAAATGGCGGTCAAAGTATAGCAGGGTGACAGGTTACAAGTTATATAACGAAATCTGCCGCGTGCACATCGCGTATGGGGTTGAGTTCCTGTTCTGCGACAAGAGAAGCACCGGCAAGAGGATCGTTGAACTATTGGCAGGAGGCGGCGCCGATGGGTAAGGGATGGATAAAGCTGCATCGGCAATCTGTTGATCATCCGATTTACAACCAGAAGCCGTTTGACAGGTGGCACGCGTGGGAGGATATTCTGCTGTCCGTCTGTCACGAACACACAGAATTTTATTCAAGGGGCGAACTTGTGAAGCTGGAACCAGGGCAAATGATAACCAGTTACGAAAAGCTTGCCGAAAGATGGGGCTGGTCGGTTGGCAAGGTGCGATTATTTTTAAGCACACTTTTAAGCACAGAAATGAGCACAATAATAAGCACAAAAAAAGGCACACTGCTAACCGTTGTAAATTGGGGAAAATATCAAGATCAGGTGCACACAAAAAAGCATACAAATGAGCACACAAATGAGCACACAAAAAAGCAACTTACAAGAAGTATAGAAGAAGATAAGAAGAGAGAAGGGGGGGCTAAAGCCCCGCACCGCCTTCCGCCTTCTTCTGATCGTAGTTCCATTGTTGACGAATGGGTGAAGAACATCAAAGCAAGGGAGGCGAATACATGACTATAGAAGAATTCAGTTTGCTGGTTAAAGGAATGCGTGAGGTCTACCCGCGTGCAGACTTCATACCAACACAGGACGCTTTTAACATATGGTTTGAACTGCTGAAAGACTTGCCTTATGAAGTGGCGAATGCAGCAGTGCAGCAGCATATGTTGACAAATAAGTTTGCCCCGACCATTGCCGAAATACGGGAACAGGCCGCGAACGTGGTAAACGGTCCGCAGAAGGACGCGGGGCAGGCGTGGGCGGATGTCAAAAAGGCTGTGAATAATTTTGGTTATTACAATCCGGCAAAAGGCCTTGCAAGCCTTGACCCACTGACAAGACAGGCCGCCGAACGGTTCGGATTCAGGGAACTGTGCGACATGCAGATTGATGACAACAACATTGCACGGGCGCAGTTCATCCGGATCTATAACGACCTGGCGAACAGAGAGCGTGAAGATGCAAAAATACCGGCACACATTCGGGACCGGCTGACCGTCCTGAGACAGAACGCTGGATTATTGGAGGGGTAAATGATGCTTGGACAGCTTAATGTGTTTGGCAAGACGAAATTGGAAGTGACGCTTGACAGGATCAAAGCATTCGAGCCAGAGGATGGCTATTACCTTGCCTTCTCCGGAGGCAAAGACAGCCAGTGCATTTATCATCTTTGTGAAATGGCAGGAGTAAAGTTTGACGCACACTATAACGTAACAAGCGTAGATCCACCGGAGCTTGTGCGTTTTATAAAAGAGCACTATCCAAGCGTTGCGATAGAAAAACCGAGAGACAAAGACGGTAAACAGATAACCATGTGGAGTTTGATAGCATCAAATACCATGCCGCCAACACGGAAAGCACGGTATTGTTGTGAAAAATTGAAGGAAAGCGGAGGCAAAGGCCGCGTAACCATGACGGGCGTTAGATGGGCTGAAAGTGCGAATAGAAAAAACAATCAGGGGCTTGTAACCATCATGGGGAAAGGCAAAAAAATGCAACAAGAGCTCCGAGACGCTGATGTAAATTTTCAGAAAACGGATCGGGGGGGGGGTGGTACTCAATTTAGATAATGCAGAGAGCCGGAGAGGGGTCGAGATGTGCTACCGCACAAGAAAAACCCTTGTTAATCCGATTATAGATTGGGATGATTCCGACGTTTGGGAATTCTTAGATGAGGTTGTGAAAGCGCCGCACTGCTGTCTATATGATGAGGGATTTAAGAGGCTGGGATGTATTGGCTGTCCATTGTCAGGCGGCAAGAATATGCGAAGAGACTTCAAGAGATGGCCTAAGTATGAACAGCTATATATACACGCCTTTGAGCGGATGATAGAAAACCATCCGGGGCAGATTAGAGTAGCAACGGGCGAAGCCGCCAAAACCGGTGGGGGATTACAAATGTTTAGAGCATGGAAAGAATGGTGCTCTTTCGGCAAATGATAAAGCAATGGCGGTTTTTAACTGGTGGGTCGGCTGGGATTCACAGGACAGATAGAGGGATTGGATATGACAAGAAAAGAACCAAAAACCAACTTGCAACCAACTTGCAATCAACTTGCAACTGATTGCATAAGCAGACAGGCGGCTATTGATGCTATATGCAAAGCGTGTGCTAACGGTGAAGATTATGTGGATTGCATAGAACGCAGACCAGAATCGACTTTTTGTGATGAAATTGTCGCCTTGCGTAAATTGCCATCCGCACAGCCAGAAATTATAAGGTGCATTGATTGCGTTTATTACGACCTTTCCGAGGACGATAATGAAGTCGGCTGGTGTTGTGTGTGGGACAGTATAACGGAAGGAAATGTATTTTGCGGTTACGCGGAAAGGAGAACCGAATGACTGTTTGCGAAGAACTTGCGATATTAAAAAACATGATAACAGAAATAGAGTCACGGTATTGTGAAATTTGTCAAGAGTGGGACTGCGATTATTGCCGAGCCAAAATGGATAGTATAGAAATGAGAGGTGAACAGGAATGATACAGGTGATATGTGATTTTTGCGGTCAGAAAATGCCCAAAGAGTTTGTGCATAAGATAAAAATAGAGCCTTGGTTTAGCCCAAAATGCACAGGTCATGTATATCGAAGAGATTTTGATTGTTGTACGGAATGTGCAAAAGCCATAGAACATAGGTTGATTATGATTGAAAATAACTGGCTATGGCGTGGTAAAGACCCTAACAGGCGTTATAAAAATTGGAAGATGCCAGATATGAGAGGAGAACAGGAATGAAGGCGTACACGGCATCTGACCGAAATGGTGACAGTGGTTATAGATAGGAGGATGAAAGAATGAGCGATGTCCTGTCAAAACGGCTGAAGCGTTGCCCTTTTTGCGGCAAGCATCCGCAAACAGTAGTAGACGATGAAACCGAGGAAAAATTCGGTGTTAAATGCTTTAACTGTGGAGGGTCGATTTATCCAGAAAAAGCGACATTGCAGGAAGCAATAGACGCATGGAACAGGAGGGTTGAAGCGTGAGACTAATAGATGCTGATGCACTGCTGGATATATTAGCAGATAGGCTGATAAAGGTATCAGAAAGATATGGGGTTGATTCGGGTGTGGCAGGAGCTGTTGCTGGTGCTATGAGATTAGTTGAAGTACAGCCCACCATTGAACAGCCTCACTGGATTCCATGCAGTGAGAGATTGCCGGAAGATATACGACCAGTGATTGTCACGTGGGAAAATACAGACCCAGAATCGTACTATCAGCACATTGTCGGAAAGCACTTCACGGGGGCAGCGTGCTATAAGAACGGAAAATGGTACTGGTACTCAAGCATAACAGAGGACATGCTTGCTGAATATGGTCGATATGATTTAGAAGAATTTGACGAAGCTATTGAGTGTATCGCATGGATGCCTTTACCAGAACCATACAAGGAGGGCGAAGAATGCGAGAACAACTAAACTGTCCTAACTGCGGAGCTCCAATCACCGGAACCGTCTGCAAGTATTGCGGGGCTGTGTTTTATGATTTCGCGGCACTGGATGCAGAAAAGCCGACATATGTGCGAATTAAATACCGTGGATCGATAAATGTATTCCGTGCGATACTCAGTGGCTTTACGTTCGAAGTGACAAATGAACCACTAGCATACATGGACAATCAGCCCGTGCTTTTAACGCCAGTAATAGCGGACGCGACTCTTGATGTATCGATGCAGATTGTGCCAGACGATAGGGGCGTGTATTTGTACAGGAAGGAACTAAAGCAGGGGGGCGACGACAATGCAAGGCAGTAGTGTATTCCACGGCACATATGAACGAGAAGGCTATGAAGGACTAAGCACCGCTATTGTCATGGTTGCCGCCAGTGATTACGTTCTGGCCCGCAAATGGTTAGCACGGCACCCGAAGACAAACACAGATTCCTACAAGACCAAGTGCCAGCGGTGGAACAAAGAAAAGCGGCTGAAGGAAGTCAAAGGGTTTTTCGACAGCAGTTGGGGCCGCGCACTGGTTGGCGGTGATTCCAGGTGGTTGCTTGACGTACTGGATGACAGAGTAAGGGAGGCGCTAGAAGAATGACAACGGAACAGGCCAGAAGAGAATTAAAGGCTGCACTAATGGCGGACGAACTGCACAAGTCTTATAAGATCAGCACTGAGGCGTTGAAGGTTGCCGTGCAGGCACTTGAACGGATGGTAGAGGAACAAATGCAAGATTGTCTTTCGTGCAAACATCAATTCAAGGATTGGTGCGAGGAACCCTGCGACAGCTGCACGGAAGGACACAGCAATTTTGAGGAGGCGACAGAATGACATACAAACACGAATGCAACAACTGCCGGTGGGCGTTGATGAAGTACGCCGGCCCGATCTGCACCAACGCCAGAAGCGGGAAGAACAACATTGATAAACGTGATTGGTGTATGCGCTGGGAGGCGATGCCAGACAATGAGAATAGGACTTCAAGAATGTCATGACAGCCGTCCTTGTTTCGGCAGGAATGACAAAGGTCTGTGTCGTGTGCTGGCTGAAACTTATAAGGGGAACAGGTGCCCGTTCTGCAAGGCGGACAGAATCGAAACACGGGGGCGCCTGTATCCGGATGCTGAACGTTACAGAGGGTTGAAACTATGAAGGCAAAAGAATATCTAAATCAAATTAGTGTGTTGCGCTGCCGTTGCGAAATTCTTGAACGCAAATGCGCCGAACTGCGAACAGAAGCGGAAGGCGTGAAAGCAATCACATATGACCGCGACAAGGTACAGACCACAGCCGAAAACAGATTAGAGCGGACCATGTTACGGCTTGTTGATCTGGAGGCGAAATACGTGCGGGCAATAGCTGAATATCATGCCGCGATCCATACCAGGGAAAAACAAATTGCGGCGCTTGATAAACCGCTGTATGCTGAACTTCTTTCATTGCGTTACATCAACGGCTATTCACTGCAGCAGGTTGCGGACGAATTGCACAGCCGGCATCCAGATCGGGAATACAACGAAGGCTATATCAGGAAGGCGCACGGCTGGGCGTTGTACGAATTCCAACAGAAGTACAAGAAGTATTTGACCGGCAGAAAAAAAGCTAAAACAAATTTCAAAAAAGGAACATAAAGGAACGTTTAAACGTGTTAATATGGCACTGTGAAAAAGTCGCTAAGGGCAAAACCTTCGGCGGCTTTTTGCTTGCATCACTCCAATATTGGCCCGGGCTTCTGGCTTGGTCCGGGCCGGGAGAGATAAAGGAACAAGGCAATGTATAAGTTTGAGAGACAGGAACGGAAACGGGAACGAACAACCTATTACATCTGTGACCGGAAGAAATGTAACAACTGTGCAAAGGAATGCAAGCACACAACCGACATCGAACACGCGGCGTATGACGAACACAATCAATTCTATTACGGGGACGGGTTCACGCTATGGGAGATTGAAAGAGAATGAGCCGGGAGTTTGCCAGACACTTTTACAATTCGAAAGCGTGGCAGCGCTGTCGGACTGCTTATAAAAAATCTGTTGGCGGATTGTGTGAACTGTGCCTGAAAGATGGGCGCTATGTTCCGGGAGTGATCGTGCATCACATCAACCATGTTACGCCGGACACAATCACGGATGAAAAGATTTTATTTGACGAAAAAAATTTACAATTAGTTTGCCGTGATTGTCACGCAAAATTGCACGGGACCGAAAAACGTTACAAAGTTGACGAATTGGGGAGAATCACAGCCAGATGACCGCCCCCATATTGTGTAAAATTTCTGAAAATTTAGACAC